CGTGGCTGGCGCGCAAGCGGTGCAGGCGATGATTGATCGCGGTCGCGAGCGCCTTCCCGAGTTGCTGCGCGACCTGTACCAGCCTGCCGATGAGGACTTCGTATGAGCCTAGATGCAGAGGTTCGGCCGCTGCTTCTGACGGCCTGCCCTCGCGCCTACCGGGGGAGGGTCCGCGTAACGCCAGTCTACCCGCTGATTATCTACCAAAAGGTAGGAGGTCGAGCATTCGACTACTCCGAGCAGAAGGTGCCCGGCAAGGCGAATGCACGGTTGCAGGTATGGGTGTGGGCAAAAAGCCCATTGGAAGCCGACGCCATATCCCGCGCCGTAAGGGTTGCTCTAGTTGAAGGGCCTACGAAGGCGCGGACTCTAATTGACCCAGTTGACGACGAGAACGAGGCGCTAGACCTATTCGGCTCCAGGGCCGATTACGAGGTCTGGTACACGCCCTAAAAAGATCCATCCCGAATGACCAAGCCCGCCAATCGCGGGCTTTTTCATGCCCGCCGTTTGGCGGGATCAGTCCCCCCCCCCGCCAAACCATCACCCGAGGTATTCAAAATGGCGCTTCGCTTTCCCAACGGCTCCGTCATCGGCTTCAGCACGTCCCTGACTGCTGGCGGCACCTTCACCACGATCAGCAACGCCAACCCGGCGGTCAGCAACGCGACCGTTGATCCCGGCGATGTGGTCGTCATCCAGTCGTCCGGCTGGCCGGGCATCGTCAACCGCGCGACCGTTGCGGGCGCTTCCGGCGCGCTGCGCGGCATCGACACGTCCAGCTCTGTCGAGTACCCGGCGGGGCAGGGCGGCGGCACGGTGCTTATCGCCGACGCCTTCGTGGACTTCTCCCAGCAGGGCGATCTCACCACGTCGGGCGGCGAGCAGCAGTTTTGGAACGGCCAGTTCCTGGAGGACCGTTCGGGCCGCCAGATCCAGGTGCCGACCTTCAAGAACGCCAAGACGATCACTCTGCCGCTGTACTTCGATCCGGACCTGCCCTGGTATGACGCTGCCGTTGCGGCCGACCGCCGCAAGGATCCGGTCGTCCTGCGCATCCGCCTGCCTGACGGCGACACCATGTACCGCTACGGCTACATGAGCTTCGACAGCGACCCCACCATGTCGGCGAACAACCCGATGCAGGTCACGATGACCTTCTCGTCGCTGGGCGAGGCAACGCTGGTGGAGGCTGCCTGATGTTTGACGTGAAGGCGCCTGAGACGTTCAAGGCGGACCTGACGATTGTGGGGCAGGGCCGGGAGCAGAAGCTCCCGGTCGTGTTCCGCCACAAGACCAGGACCGAGTACAGCCAGCTGCTGACCGATGTCTCCGAGGGCAAAGTCAAGGACGTGGACGCGGTGCTGGCTCTCGTAGAGAGCTGGGAGGCCAACGCGGAACTGGGCGCGGAGACGCTGAAGTCTCTGGACGATGCCCAGCCCGGCGCGCTGTGGGCAATCGTGACCGGCTACTCCCACGCGCTCGGAGTGGCCCGGAAGGGAAACTGACTGCCGTAGTCGAGGCGCTGTACTGGCAGCCCCCGACTGCGGCGGAGTTGGCTGGCAGCGGATTGAAGCCGAAGCACTTCAAGCCGCCGAGGGTCGCGATCTGGCCGGAGAACTTTCCGGCCGTTCAGCTATTCCTCGACAACCAGACGCAGTGGCGAATGGGGCCGGTTGGCCCCGTTGGCCTGGACTACAACGTCCTGTTCCACGAGATGGACCGGCAGGCCTTGCTGCCTGACGACTACGACGACCTGCTGGGTTCGATCCGCGTGATCGAAAGCGCGGCACTGCGCGAGACGCGCCGAGAGTAAGCAGGAGTTCTTGAATGGCAGAGAGCATCGGCACCGCCCGCCTAGACGTGGTGGTGGACACCGCTTCGCTTGAGGTTGGCATTGAGCGGGCGAAGCGTTCCGTCTCGGGCATGTCTACGCAGGCACAGGCGGAGTACGAGAAGCTTAACGCTGCCGAAAAGCGGCGCGTCGATTCCCTGCGCAAGCAGGCGGATATGCTCGGCCTGACACGCGAGCAGCAGCTGGCGTACAACATCACCATGCGCACCAGCGGAACGGTGCAGCAGGAGCTGCTTAACAGGATCAACCAGACCAACGGCGCTCTGGCGAAAGGTGCGACACAGCTCAACCAGTACGGGATCAGCGCCAAGCAGACGGCAGCCGCCATGCGTGGCGTCCCGGCGCAGCTGACGGACATTTTCGTCGGTCTGCAGGGTGGACAGAACCCGCTCACTGTGATGCTGCAGCAGGGCGGACAGCTCAAGGACATGTTCGGCGGCATCGCGCCGGCTGCCCGGGCGCTGGGCGGGGCGGTTGCGGGGCTGATCAACCCATTCACCCTCACCGCGGCTGCCGTCGCGACGATGGTAGTGGCGCTCGAACAAGGTGCCAAACAGGCGCGTGAGTTCGAGCGGGCGCTGATCCTTACGGGCAACTCGGCTGGAACCAGCGCTGACCAGCTAGAGCAGTACGCGCAGGAGCTTGACGGGATCTATGGCGTCACCCAGCGCGAGGCCTCGGCGGCACTGGCGCAGGTTGCGACCACCGGGAAGTTCACCGCCGACCAGATTCTGCAGGTTACCCGCGCAGCCCTGCTCTGGCAGGAGGCAACCGGCCAAGCGATTAACGTTACGGTCTCCGAGTTCGAGCGTCTGCGGAAGGAGCCGGTCGCTGCAATCCTTGAACTTAACGAAAAGTACCACTTCCTGACTCAGGCGCAGGCCGAGAACATCTCGTCCCTGCAGGAGCAGGGGCGGCAGTCTGAGGCCGCAGCGGCAGCCTTTGACGCATACGCCGGCAGCATCGAGGAGCGCGCACCCAAGATCGCGGCCGAGGTCGGGGCCATCTCCGCCACCTTTGGCGGACTCAAGATCGCCGCCGCAGAGGCTTGGGACGGCATTGTCCAGGGCGCGGACGACGCCTATCAGGATCTGATCAACAAGGCGGCACGCTACGGGCCGATGCTGACTCGGTTGGTCGGTCTGACTGCGATTGGCCTTCAGGGGCGTGGGGGTGGAGGCGGCGAACCCGACTTCTCGAACGTCTCAACTTCTCCGCTGGTTGACTCGGCGGAGTTCAAGCGGGAGCAGGAGCGCAGGAAGGAAGCCGAGAAGTGGCACGCGGAGAGCATCCGCTTTGGCACGGAGCGGGAGCGTCTGGAGCAGAGCATCGTCAAGATGCGCGCCGAGGCGGTCAAGCTTGGCATCGAAGAGAGCCACATCCGCCAGCGTGAATCGGCGATGCGGGCGGACTTCGAGGGGAAACAGGCCAAGAAGACCAATGAGCGCGCCGGCTCCGGCTCCGACCCGGTGGCGACCCTGCTTAACAGGGTTCGCCAGCAGGTCGCGCTGAATGAGGCCCAGCTCCAGAGTACGGAGCGCCTGACTACAAGCGAGCGTCTGCGGGTCGAGGTGGTCCGCCAGCTCGATCAGCTCGGGGTCAAGGCGACCGACACCCGCCGCCGCGAGATCGAGGCGGACTTGGAGAAGGCGGTTGCCAGCGAGGCCGCAGCCAACGCGGCTCGCAACGAGGGCAAGGCAAAGCAGGATCTCCTGTCGCTGCAGGAGCAGCTGCGGGTTTCGGAAGAGAACTACCGCCGGCAGACCGAGATCGACCTGATGTCGATTGGTCGCGGCGCGGATGAAGTGGACCGGATGCAGCGGCGGCTGGAACTCCAGCGCGAGCTGGAGGACGGACTGGATCGAATCCGCCGGGATGCTACCGGAAAGACGGATGAGGCGCTGCGGGCAGAGGAAGCCGTGCTGCGAGAGTCCATCGCCCGGCGGCTGACTGAGGAGGAGCGGTATCAGGCCGAACGCCAGCGGATGCTCGCGGACGGCATGAACGGCGCGACCCGTGCCTGGGAGGACTACTTGGCGGGCGCGGCGGACATGGCCGGGCAGACCTACGACCTGTTTGCCAATGCGTTCGGGGGCATGGAGGACGCCATTGTCGAATTCGCCCGGACCGGGAAGCTGTCCTTCTCGGATCTTGCTGATTCCATCGTCTCGGACCTTGCCCGCATCGCTGCAAAGCAGATGGTGACGGGGCTGATGGGCAACGCCTTCGGGCAGATGTTCGGCTCGTTTGCGGTGGGCGGATACACCGGCCCGGGCGCTGTGAATCAACCCGCTGGCGTCGTGCACAGGGGCGAGGTGGTCTGGTCGCAGAAGGACGTTGCCCGAGCTGGCGGCGTGGGCGCTGTCGAGGCGATGCGCCTTGGCCTGCGCGGCTATGCAAATGGTGGCGTGGTGGGGATGCCGTCTCCGTCGTCGGGACTTCAACTGGTCATCAATAACAACGCCCCCGCCAGAGTCACGGCCAGGGAGGAAACGGGTTCTGGCCCTGGCGGGATCGACTTCAAGAAGATCATCGTTGACATCGCAGCGGACGACATGGCGCGCGGCGGCCGGATCGCATCGGCGGCGAAGGGTCGATTCAACCTGCGGGAGGCGCGCTAATGGCGACCTTACCTAGCTACGTGCGCGTGCTGTTCGGCATGCCCGAGGGGTTCGACCCTTCGGTGCAGCGGACGGAGATGGAGAAAGGCCCGGCCATGCAGCGGGTCTTGAACTCGCGCGTGATGATGAACCCTGATCCGGTGTTCTGGTTCGCCAGCTACGCCGATGCGATGGCGTTTGAGACCTGGTACTTCGACGTGATCAAGCGCGTGGGCTACTTCGACTTCTTCCATCCACTCCGGCGCCAGACGGTTTCGGCGCGCTTCGTCGGTGGCGACATCGGCGATCTGGTCCCGCTCGGCCCCGGCGGCAACCCATGCGAGCGGCAGGTCCGGCTGGAATACCAGCGCTAATCCTGCAACTTCCGCCACACCTTCAGCCCCGCTCCGGCGGGGTTTTTCTATGGGCGATTGAATGACCTTCACCGAGAAGCTACAGCGCCTCACCGACACGGCCGGAATTCTGGTCATGTTGGAGATGACCGCGCCGTCTCTGGGCGCGACGCTGCGCCTGGTCAACGACAACCGGGATTGGGTGAGCAACGGGCAGACCTACGTCGGCTTCCCGTTCCGGTTCAAGTTGCCGGATGACATCCCGGGGCAAGTCTCTGCGGCGCAGCTGGAGATCGACAACGTAGGCCGCGAGATGACGGCTGATCTCGAAGCGTTGCTGCCCAACGAGATCATGACCGCGACGATCCGGATTGCGGACAAGGAGGCTCCGGACGCGATCTTCGAGACGATCCCTCTGCCCGTCACGCGAGTGAGCGTGAATCCGGCGGTGGTCACGGCTGACTGTGGCGTCGATTACATCATGCGGCAGGCGTCGGTGCAGCTACGCGCCAACCCGCACACCCTGCCGGGGATCTTCTGATGCACCCGGCCGAGGCATTCGTCGGCATCCCCTACGACGAGCAGAACTTCGACTGCGCCGATTTCGTGGCCCATGTGCGCCGAGAGATGTACGGCCATGAGGTGCGGCTACCGAACGGGCGCCCGCGTGGCGAAGCGGGGCAGGCATCGCTGGGCGAGGCGTCCAAGGCATACGCCACCCGAACCGACACCCCGAAGGACGGCGACCTGGTGCTGATGAAGCGCCGCGCAGGCGTCGGGCACGTCGGCCTGTACTTCCACATCGCTGGCGAGGCGTGGGTGCTGCACAGCAACGAAACGAACGGGATGTCGGTCCTGCACCGCGTCCGTGAGCTGCCCACGTGGGGCGCGATCATCGAAGGGTATTACGCATGGGCCTGATGGCCGATCCGACCAGTGGCGCGCAGCTTGTCCTGACG